CATCGAGTTCGTTGAAAGTTTTCTGAATATCATCTTCAAGAATAATTAGCGCCGCACGCTCAGAGATGGGCTCAAGTAAATTGTGACCATAACCAATGGTCGGCACGCCTACTGTATCGTGATACATATCTAAACGTAGACCCTCATGCTGGGCTACAAGGGAAGTAAAATATTTTACATTCATTTCTTAAACATCTTTGTCATTTGCTGTACGCCAAAGCTTGCCGCAAATACAACAGCAACAGCATTCTTATAGAAGGATGGCATGGTTTCGAGCGCGGCAAAGCCACGCTCTACAATATCTTCATGTCCTGTGAATGCTAAGATAAGGGGAATAGAAACCAAAATTGTCAGCCATTCATCTTTCCAAGAAGCGTTTGAATTACGCGCTTGTTCAAGATTCCATTCTTGCTCTCCAGCCGCCACACGTTTGGCAACAGCTGTCTTGGCTCGCTGTGTTTCAACTTTGGATTCTACCCAAGAGCCAGCTATATTAGCTAGCGGTGCGATAAATGCTTGTAACATAGCACAACATTAGTGTGCATATCCGCAGTATTAAACGCACATTTTAGCGAAGTTTAATAATTTTTAGAATGACATACACCAGAGAGGTGACGCCAAGGATTAAAGCTACCCACTCATTAACAGCAGGTAGCCATAACGGTGCAGAAATACCACCAGTGGCAATAGCGATATCGTTGCTATCCATAATTAACTCTTCGGATTATCTGCTTTAATTTGTGCTACATGTGCTTGCCATGCCGACAAACCATTTTCTGTAATGTATTCTATTTGACTTTCAATAGTTCCATAAGCTTCTTTGCGATCCACCAACCAATCTGGGTCAGGTGTTGGTGTGGCTTTTGCCACAGCAGTTCTTGAAGCACCCTCAGACAAGAAAGAAGGTGCTGAACCAGTTCTTAAATGAGGTGGGATATGCATGTGTACCAAATCATCAAGGTCTGCTTCTGTCATGTCAGCAGTCAACTCAATGAATGTCCAGCTACCATCACTCCATTGAATTTTGGCTACGCCATTATTTATTTCTGGTATAGTATATTGTGTCATTGCCACTTCCTTATTGGACATTTAGAAAATTTAAGGTTTGTTTTAATAGGCATAAAGCATCCACACTTTTTGCATTGCTTGATTGATGAGCGAAACCACTCACATGATTTGCAGATATTGTACCTTTCTTCTGCTGACATTGTATTGCGACCATCATCAATCTGCCTGTTACAACCGCATGACACTATGCAGTGCCACCTTGCGCTGTTCCATTATTTGTAAATGTAACAAAAGAAGAACCGCGAAGATATTTACCAGCCGCACCACCTGCCGCGCCATTACTACTATTGCCATTAGCACCTGTTGAACCTGAAGCGCCGTAAGAACCGCCATCACCACCATTGCCAGCGTTATTAGAGCCACTTGCTCCAGTGCCACCAGATTGATTATAGCCAGCGCCTACACCGCCAGCACCGCCAGTTGAGGTGTTTGTAACTGTTTTTCGGCAATTACCACATTCACTCGACCCACAAAACCCAACACAAGTCCAAGTGCCGCCACCAAATCTAGCAGAACAGCCTTGTGTACAAGACGAAACCCAAGAGGGCAATCCGCCTCCAGTTTGACCATAGTAGACATATGAAGTGTATGAACCATTGCCGCCTATACCGCCGCCGCCACCTCCAGCACGAACAGTACCATTGTTAATAAATATGCAAGTGGTAGCCGCTTCAAAAGCATCGCCACCATCTGCACCAGCCGCACCACCAGCGCCAGAAAGAGTGCCATTGTTGGTAATGGTAATTGTGCCAGCACCACCAGAAGGAACTTCCAATGCTTCTTCAGTTGTGCTTGTTGCGCCTAACTCAACGCCACTGTTAATCACAATATTCTTTGGGTAATTCAAATCAAAATCATCACCGAATAAAGTAGAGGCATTTTGATCTGTAGCTGTAGCTGTAAAAGTAAATGTAAAACCTTTTGCTGTGCCACGAAAATCATCAATAGAGATTACGCCAGAGGTAGGAACACTAGCCGCATCATTTGTGCCTGTGTTATCAGAAGCTTTGCTCAAAACGTGAGAGCCACCTCTATACATTTCAGACATGCTGATAGCGCCGCTTCTGCCCCATTCAGTGCGGATATCACCCATGCTTGCAGTGCCAGTACCTACAGCCATTTATGGACTCCCAAATGCTGTTATATCGTCAGCCGCGATTACAGCGCCAGCAGTTGTAATTTTAAAAACTTCTGTGCTGTTGTAGATAAACACCATGTCAGAGCCATCTAAACTAGCTGACCAGCCAGAAGGGAATGCCGCAACATTATCTAATGCACTCGCAACAACATCACCGTTGTTATCGATAAGGTCTGCCATTTGCCTTGCTTTTGTCATTTTCTACTCCTATCCAAAGACCACAAACTCAAGCACATCACCAGCCGCCGCGCCGCTAGCAAGTACAACAGTCGTGCCATTGGTTGCTGTGAAATCAGAACCGCTAATTAATTTAACACCATTCATAAATACCTGTATTAACCCTGCTGTGTAGGTAACGCTGAATGATGTTTGCGCGGCAGTTGCGGTTGCATTGCTCTCTGTTAAAGAGAATGGATTAACCGCTACAGATAGCGTTTCATTTGCGCCTGAATTATTTTTCGTTAAGGTAACGCCAGTACCAGCTGTAAGTTTGTTTTCTAAAACATCTGCTGTTGTATCATTACTGCTTATCTTCAGTGTTCCGCCACCAGCAGACGCCGCCGCTTGAGTGGCAGATGCCGCCGCCGCTGTAGCTGATGAAGCCGCATTTGTTTCAGAAGTGGCTGCATTTGAAGCGGATGTTGAAGATGCAGACGCTTGTGTTGTCGCCGTTGCGGCAGAAGTTGATGCAGAAGAGGCTGAAGAAGCCGCATTTGTTTCTGAGGTAGAGGCATTAGATGCGCTAGTTGCGGCATTTGTTTCGCTAGTTGCCGCATTTGTGGCTGATGTCTGCGCTTGTGAAACAAGATTGTTTAAGCTGGTTTCTTGTGTAAGAGAAATCTTGGTAAATACTTCAACATATATTACATCGCCAGCACTTGCGCCTGTGTTCAAAACCACATTATTGCCGCTTATATAATAATCGTTTGTTGAACTTGAACCTTCAACCAAACGAACACCATTCAAAAATACCAATGTGTTACCATTGGCAAAAATGCTCATGGCGTTGCCAGCATCATCTGTTGTGAATGTTGTTTGCGCCGCCGTAGCTGTAAACACATGAGTAGTTGTTAAACCCTCAAGATACGCGCCAGCTTCTTGGAAGCCTGAACCAGCTACATACACCTTCAGCTTTGAGTTTGCTGTGTCATACCATAAATCACCAGCGCTTGGTGATGATGGTGCAGTTGAGCCAGCAAAGAAGATATCATTAAAATCATTGATAGCTGATATAGAAGAAGCGGCAGTGTTGATGCCAGATATGTTAGTTGCCGTTGTATTCACATTAGCAATCGCACCAGCTACTGTGCCAATAGTATTTGTACCGCTTAAATCAGAGCCAACAGTATTTACGTTAGCAATGTCTGTTGCCACAGTTTCAATGTTTGATGAAGCCAAATTCAAATCATCAGCGGCTGTCTCAATCTCTGAGATGGCTTCATTTAAATCATTTGCTACTGTGATAACGTCAGCTATGTTTGTGGCTACTGTGTTAACAGATGCAATGTTTGTCGATACTATACCGATATCTGTTGCGTCATTGTTAACTGCGGTAACTGCCGCTGATATATTGTTAACGCCAGTAACAGCAGATTGAATGCCAGCTACTGTAGAAACATCACTCGCAATAGCGGCAAGGTCGGAGATAGCATCGGTAGCGTTTGTGCCATCTTCAATGTCAGCCAGTGTTTCAATATCGGTAGCCAGCGCGGCAACAGTTGTAGCGCCCGCTACAGATGAGCCAGCCACAACAGCGCCAGTGATAGCATCAAAAGCAAGCAGTTTGCCTTTGCGAGTGTTAACGTCTGGAAGCGTTAGAGATACCTGTGTATCGTAATCTGTAAGCTGAAGCGCTCTATCAGAAGCATCTTTAAGGTCAGCAGATATAGCAATAAGCTTATCTAACTCTTCATTGAGTGAGGTGATATCGAATGGCCCTGATGATGGAAAGTCTGTAGCACGCTCGATATCAATATCGCGTGTTATCACAACAGTAGAGCCACCAGATGCGCCTGTAACAGACATGGCTATAGAACCAGTAGAGCCATCGCCGCCAGTTACAGTGTAATCTGTAGTCAGTGTTTTTAGCACGCCATCTACATATACATTCAAATCCGCATCAACAAAGAATTCAAATGACACAGTAAAACTGCTTTGCGTAGCGCCAGCCGCTACAGCATAGGATACTCTGGGGTCATTATCTGCAAGGTTTATAGTCATTTTATCCCTCTATCATGCAGGTTTGCAGTGTGCCACGCACAATTAGTAGCGGCTTATGGTATTGGTTAACTCTTTCACATCATCACGAATTAGCGGTAGGCCAACAAAAGGTAGCGCACGCCTCAATTCTTGAGCGCCATCGCTCATGTTGCCATCTACTAAATCTCTAGCGGCGCGGTAGAAACCAACGCCTAAATCAGCAGGCGCACCAAACGGCGTAACCAACCCATCAACAAAGCGCTCATCCTTGTTTGAACTTACGAACTTTGGCTCAATAAAGAAGTCCTCTGGTTTGTCAGCCATGTTGCCAGCAATCGACAGCCCCATATAGCCGAGGTCTCCATAGATGCCCATCAAACCAGAATGGTCGATTACACGCGCAATAACATCTGGTGATTCATCCTCGCGATCCCACCATTTTGCCATGCCCAAACCAGATTTGATTTCGAATGACAGATAAGATAACGCAATCAATGCTGTTGCGCCCTGTATTCTGTTCTGGCGTGCAGGGTCTAACATAGCGCCTAGGATTTTATTGTTTGCGCCAAACACAAAGTTCATAAAGGTGAACGGTATCGTCATCATGCCGCTTTCCAAGCGCACCATGTTTACCCCGCCATAAGATGCTCTCTTGTCGATAGCAAATAGGTTGGGGTACATCTTACGCATGCCAGCAAATGCAGGGTTATCTTTAACGTAAGTAACGCCATCCATAATTAGTGGACGGTCAAACGCCTGACCCATAACAACAGAGTTATCAGAGTGCGCTGTAACCGCCGCCTGATATCTGCGCTTCATTAAGCGTTCCTGTGGTGTGTTAACAGGCCAGTTGTCTGTGTTAGCAAGCATGAAGTTGCTACCTTCAGCTTTCTGAAATGGCATATCCTGTATATAGCTAGCTAACTCATCATCAATGCCGTAACGATTAAGGTACTCTCTATCACGAATATTTATTCTGCCAGATTTTAACTTCTTAGAAAGGCGGTAGAATTTATCATTGGTAAGAATACCATCAGCGAACTTGAATATAGTGGTGAGAGGGCCAAGACCGTTGGCTGTGTACATAAAGCGGTTGCCAATCTCTTGCGCTTGCTCAAGCTTGTTTGGCTGTACGCGCTTCATCGTATCGCCAAGTATCTTCTGCTGGGCAAAGTTGCGGATCATGTCAAGCGCCGCACCACCGTTCTGCATTTCAGATAATAGCTTGCCAGTTGACCTGTCTGTAATACCCGCTACTGCGGCGCGGTACACATCTCTATATCCATGCGCTAAAACAATCGTGCCAGCATCAGTAACAGCAGAAATACCCGCACCGCCTAGATATACCCACCCTGCATAAGTTTTTAAGAACTTGGATAGCTGGTTATCATATCTATCAGGAGAGCGTGAAAGCGCGCCCATCACGCGGTCATGCTCGCCCACAAAAGCAGTGCGTATATCAGCAATTTCTTTGTCAGACATGCGAGCCTTTACAAGCGCGTCTGTTACCTCTTCTAAGATTTCGTCAATGTTTTTGCCATCAAATGCTCTGGCATGCTCGATGCGTCTGCCCATCTGCTGTGCATAGGTGTGGAATACATCAGGCGTTTTAACCAAAAACTCTTCTACCTGCCACTCTTCGAGGTCTGTTTTGCGGTGCCGCAAATGCTTGGTAGAGCCAGCCACACCAGAGGCACGCGCATCTTCTAACTCTTCTGCCGCTTCTTCAAGGATGCGAGCGACAGTAGCTTTCGCGCTCTTCTCAGGATTTGGCAAACCTTTATTGGTGTAATGGTCTATTAGCGTTTGCGTAAACTTCTCACGCGCCGCATCATCACCATCCAACAAAGCTTTATTGTAATACATCGCAAACCTAAATGATTTGCGGGTAGGTGTATCAAGAACATTTTGTAGTTCATCCAGCTTGGTACGCAAGCCAGCCATCTCGCCATCAAATTCTTTTTGCTTCTTTGCTTGCTTGGGTGTAGCGCCGCCTTTGGCTTTCATGGAATCTTCAAGGTTAGCAAGCTTCTGCGCTTTTTCATCTACAAGCTTTTGCAGCTTTTCCATTTGTTTTTTAATGCGTGCATCATCACGCAACACGCCAACAAAGCGTGCATCTTCATCAAACTGTTTGAAGAATGTATCGAACTCTTTGAACGCTTGCTTCTGCTCTTTGGTAGCGCCATCGAGTGCTTTGCGCCTGACTGTTGGGTTTGGATTATCCTGCCGCATATAGCGCGTAACAGTATCTTCAAACCAATCGTTAAACTCGCCAGTGCTAAATGTTAACTCGTTAGTATTGGTTCCAAGAAAGCGAGCCTGTCTGTGACCATCAACCTGCATTCTGTGCAGGTCTTGAAACTTCTTCATATATTCGTGAGCATAACCTTCATAGGTCTGTGCCATTTGAGAAACAGACTGCGGCGCTGTGGTATCTGCACCACCTTTTAGATTGATAGATGAGTTGAAGTTATATTTCAGCGCCATCTTTTTTACCACTGCTGGCACTCTTGGATTGCTCAACATGCGCTGGAAGTAAGAACCAAATGGGTTGTCAACCTTTGCATCAAACTTTTGCTCGTCACCTACTATGGTAGGCGAGCCAGCATTCTCATCAGCAAACAGGGGCGGTACATCCTCGCCCCTTGCCATGCGGTTAATCTTGTTAGCAGAAGATTGAAAGAATGGTTTGGTAAATGATGCGCCCTTCAGTGCGCCGCCAAAGAAGCCACTAAACACAGTGGCGCTGATAACATTCGTTTCGCTTTCAAACGGCGCGTCAGTTTGAGCAAACGGAGCGCGGCGTGCTTCAGATGCCAGACCATAGGCGGCACCTACTTTACCAAAGTTATAAGCAGACTTGGCAATGGTTGTTCCGAAAGATACAGCATTAAGCGCAGGTACAAATGCAGTTACGAACAGCGGGTCAGCGATGCCGCCAACTATCTGTGCGCTAAAACTTGCACCTGCCATCTTACGTTTGCGGAGCATTTCATTGTCAATGCGTTGTTTAATAAAGGCAAAATGCTCACTATCTTTTGCTCGTAACAGCTCTTCATAGTAGGGAAGGTACTCATCAGATATGCTTTCGATGGGGTCAAATGATGCATCTCTATCGCGGAAATAAAAGTTTTTTGTTTCCTGAACAGATTCAACCATCGGCATATTATTATATGCGGCAGTGGCGGCAACACCCTCCCAAAAACCAATGGGTGCGGCTTCTCTTAAATCATTAGGAACAGATACAAAGAAATCACGCTGATTAAGGTCTATCATATTTAATAGCCTCTAGCTGTTGTAGCAATATTTTCTATTGTGTCTGCATCACCAGAATCAACACGCTTTCTCTTATCAAGTCTGCGCTGTTGTTCTGCACGCATTTGCTTCTGGATGTTTCCTACTGAAGTGCGAGCATTTCTTGCTCTGGCTTCTATGATAGATTGTCCATTCGCAATGATAGCCTTGCCACCTGCCATGATTGGCATCTTGTTATTATCAACAACAATATATTCAGGGTTAACCATACCAGCCCGAGGGTCAGGTATTAGAAACGCATTCTTGCCCAGTTTGTAATTGCCATCTGCTAACTCAAGCTTGAGCGCAACACCAGACTTAAACATTTCTAATTCTGTTTTATCAGGAAAAGCTTTCTCTGGTGCAAAGCGGGTACGCTCATCGCCAAATGTAAACGCAGATTTACCAAATACTTTGTTGCCAGACTGAGTGAGAATATCGCTCGCCACACCTTTGCCATGCATCAACACCAAATCTTCTGCATAACGCATGTGATAGTCACGCTCTTCAGCAGTGGCGCTTGAAGGCAGATTGTCCATAACAAAATCTGCAATGCTCTCCTCGCCAAGCTGTTGCTTCAAAAGCGTGGAGCGATTAGGTGATATCGCTAACTCGTTTCTTTTTTGAAAATATTCTTCAAAGCTTGTTACCTTTACGCTGTTGCGATAGGCAATCAAAGATTCCATTGTGTTTATGGTATCGTCACTCAACCCTCTAGTAACCTGATTATCGCCGCTACCATCTCTGTTTATACGCATTGTAGACTGACGATACAGGTCAAGCGCTAATGGCAACTGACCATTATTTGCTAGCTTCTCTAAATTATCTTGGCTGAATACATTCTTAAACAGCGGTGGCATATCGCTATTGTTATGCAACCATGCGGCTTGTAGCGCCTTATGCTGTTCTGTTTTGGGGTTTAGAATGTTAGGCAAATCATTGATGATATCTTCAGCAGTCTGATAGCCCATCTGCCCTAGATAGTTTTCCATCTTATCGGTAGAAACCAAATCGCCTTGCTGAAGCTGAAGCGCTGTTGCCATAGCCTGACGCCCTGCCGCTTCAGATTTTAAAATATCTTGCAGGTTGTTTTCGATAACAGATAAATCACCAGCAATAATACGGCGGCTCTCTGCATCTAGAAACTTTGGCGATAACATCTCTTCTGTAAAGCCAGCTTGCGCTAACTACGCTT